TACAGGCAAAATTGCACACCTGCAATTTGGCTCACTGGGATACATTAACCCATTTGAAAAAGATTTGTCTAAATCGACTTTTTGACCGTTCATACCAGCATGTTCATCTCTAACTCTACCATCCATTGTTGCCGACCACTCTTTCTTTTCAACAACCTCTGATTGTTTGTAAGCCTCAAGTTCAGCTCCATTGGATGAGCTAAGAACTTCTGTTCTTGCTATCCTCTCAGATTCCCACTTAGTTCTATTATCAAATACATCATTAACCCTCGCTGTAAGTTTAGATACTCCCTCACCATCAGCTACTCCTGCAGCTAAAGTTGTTTTAAGATGTTCCTTTGTAGTATTATTAACTTGGTCAGCGAATAACATAGTCTTATTCTTGATAAACTTCCTGACATCAGCAGTTGTGTCAAATGTACTGCCTATAAGAGTAGCAGCTCTTTTGCCCCTCTTATCTACTATAGTTGTAAAGAAAGGTAGTGATACTTTAACAAAGAGGTCTTTCTCTTTCTCCCAGTTAAGATCTCCCATCGCTTTGGATTTACCCAATGTTGCAACTACCCTCTTTTGCTGACTCTTTAATAGTCCAACAACCATTGTCTTGAAAGTCTTCTCATCTCCAGTAAGGAGCTTGCTATGTTCATTCCATAACTCCTGCTTTTTCTTCTTAGTAAAAGTTAGTTTTCTTATCATACTTAATTGATTAGAGATTACCTTAACTAAGGCTTCTCCTAATACCAATGTTTTCTTTAGTTTTGTCTTACCTGCCATAACCCTCCTTCTAAGACTATCGCTTTCTTTCTTCTCCTTATATTTATAATATGTCTTAGAATCCAATCCCTTAATTTTAAACATCTTAGTTCTATCACCCTCAGGAACTCCCCCTGCAGGTATCATAGCTACTGGTAGATAGAAATCCCAACCACCATCTAATGGTGGTAGTCCCTCTTTATCTCTAACCTCATTTATAACCATCCAATTGCTCTTTAGTGCCACCTCATATTCCTTAACCATAGCATCTCTATTCTCAGGTGTTGGATCAACATAATCTAGATAGAAATTATCCCCAAATTCAGACACTAGGAACTCATTTAATTTCTCATTTATCATCTTGTATCTTGGCTCTACTGTCTCACTTAAGAATGTATAAATCTGTGCCTCAGCCTCTGCTCTGTTCATTCCCATCATTCCTATAATAGATTTAGGAACTCCGAAAGCAGCTAATATTTGAGTTGTTGATATCTCTGTCAACTTGCTAAACTCCATATCCCTCATAGTCTGTGTCAACTTCTCTATCCTTACATCCTTACCATGAAGAATACCAAATCTATGTGACTTCTCAAGTCCTCCAAACTGAGATTGCCACATCTTTTTAAAACTCTCTTTATCATCCTTCTGCATTTTGTTCTCAGTAAATATAACGAAGTCAGGTCTTGCTGAGTTATAGAAGAAATTCATATTCCACCTTATAGCATAAACCAAACTTCTAATGGTCTCCATGGCTGGTTTAACAGTAGGCATTCCATAGAAAGCACTCTTAGGATTTACCTCTTTAATATGTATAATGTCATCAAAGCTATAGGTCTGTGCCTCTCCACCTGGCACTCTATACTCATATCCTTTTATCAATTCTTTCTCATCAGGCAATATCTTAACCCAGTCAGGTCTCAATAGCCACAGTTCTGCAGTTACACCTTTCTCGTTCTTTACTTTTAAGATATAGGAATTACCCAATAAATCTAGGTCTATAGAAATACCCTTAAACATCTCAAACCCTGTCATAAACTTATTAGGTCTATCTAACAAATCAAGAACCTCATGGTCTTTCGTCTCTTCAATAATCTCCTTACCGTAACTACCCTTAATTTGATAGAGTGTCCTATTTACATTCGCCACAGCCTCTCCTATCTTCTTGGCACATGTGAAGACCAAGTGACAGTTGTTATATGAATCTAAATAATCTCTATTAGTAGGCTGTTGTGCATTCTCACTAAATAGGACAGAATTATAATTAGTAATATATGACTTAGTTCTACTAACATAATCCTTAATTCTTTGAAATATATTCTGTTTCATTGTAATTGTTTAGTTAAATAAATATAATATAGCCAATCCGAAGAAGGCTAGCATAATCGTAATCTTTATTAGTTGTAATGTTATCTCTAATTTGCTCATTTTATTAAATCCACTCGAGACCGTAGCCTCCTTGCTTGGCACTGGAGTATTCTGCATATCTACCACCATCCATTAGATGATCGTTTTCTTTGACAGGCTCATCTAACAATCTATCATTCTTCATCTTCCATGCATAACTCCTTATCTCCTTAACGAGGTTGACTGACCTCTTGGTTATAAATAATGGTTTACTCTTAATATATTTAATTCCTGGTAAGACACTATTGTCGCTCTCCAACATGTTGAACCCAGCATCCTTCAATTCCTCAATCGTCTTAGGTTCTGAAGGGTCAGGATATATCTCGTCACTCTCAGTTATCCCTAGCTCCCTCATCTTAGCAATAAGCTCCGAATCTTTTAAATGACTTTGATATAATATCTCATCCCAGTAATAATTATTATCTTTCTCTATCACCTTTGTTATGGCTGTTGGTTTGTTGAATGCGAAATCAATCCCATAAACCTTTTTATCAAAATCCCTTGGCAACTCATCACAATATTTCCAATGTGTAAATATAAGTGACTCAGCAACTCCTCTTAACCCCAGTCCATAAATCCTCCAGTAGTTAGCATCTGCACCTTTGTATCCCTCAATCTCTTTAACTATCTCTCTTGATAGAAAAGGGTTATCTTTATAATTACTCCTTATAATAATGCAGTCCTTTCTCTTTTCTAGCTCATCATATATCCAATGAAATTGATGACTTGGATTGTAGTCCAAGAATATCTGTCCTGATGTTCTCATAGACAGTTGTCTCCAGTCCTCTAGATTGAATTCATTACCTTCATTAAGCCATAGATAGTTTCTTCTTCTTGATCTAATCTTTGATGGATCATCAACTGAGACAAAGTCTACCTCACTATTTGTCACTGGATACTTAAATGTATTCTCAGACTTGTTATGCCACTCTGATTTGTAAGCACCCATCTCTTTTAATACATTAAGGAAGTCCCTCATTGCAGTGGCACGCTAGGCTGGAAAGGTTTTTCTTGCAATCGTCAACTGGATATTCTTTTCTTTTAAAAGTATGAGAGCAAACAATTGAGCTAGACTTATTGTCTTGCTACTACCTGTTCCTCCCTCTCCGATTATGATTCTATATTTCTTTGAAATATACTCATTGTAGAACTTTTTGAATACATCTGTAGATTTAAAATGTACATTTTTCATTGTTTAAAACTTTTAAGATATTCTACCATTGCCATCAATGTTTCTGTATTATCTTTTACAAGACCCAATGCCAAATTACATCTACCACATATCCATCCCCTGAATTCTCCTGTATCGTGGTCGTGGTCAAAACATATTGTACCGAATGCTCCACAGATTTCACATTGTTCTGGTCTCTTTCTTCCTGCTATTTTTTCTCTATATCCTAAAGTCTTTTTATTGTTTCTACCATCTTTCCAAGCATTAGATTTATTTCCCTTTTCTCTTTTGTCTAACCATTCTTTTAGAATCTTCTGTCCTTTTTTTATTTCAGTTGCAGGAGAAAAATGTTCTCCCTTTTTAAAAGAAGTTTTATTCGACTTATTCCCTTTGGCAAATTGATTACCTTTCATTCTCTCTGAAGTAAAACATCCAGAATTAGGTTTTCTTTTCTTCATATTTTTCTTCATATTCTTTTATGTCTTCTTTATTTCTTATAATATGGACAGCTACCTCTCCTATAGTTTCATCTATACCCAAATGTAAATTCTGCTTAGGCATTCCATCTATTCTATTTATAATATCTTTTAACATTTGGGTATCTCCTTTCTTGGCAAGCTCTAGTACTTTTGAAACTATAATATTTAAATTACTTTTTACCTCTCCCATAGGAACTTTAGATAATTGTCTCTTTATCTCACCTACAATAGAAAGAGAACCCTTTGGTCTACCATTAGGGTTTATAGGTTTTTGTCCTGGTAGTATTCTACCTTTCTCATCTCTTTCTACTTTATCACTATTTTTAAATAGACTACTGCTACCACTTAAACTACTACTACTTAAGGACGAACTTGATGAAGACAAACTAATAAGCTCTTTTT